TTATTAATATGTTAAATATATATAAAAAATAATGACAGGAGGTTTACTAAATATTGTATCTTTCGGAAATCAAAATGTTATATTAAATGGAAACCCCAAAAAAACATTTTTCAAATCGACATATGCAAAATATACAAATTTCGGTCTACAAAAATTTAGGATAGACTTTACGGGGCAGCGCTCTCTTCGGTTATCTACAGATTCGAAGTTTACATTTTATGTACCACGTTATGCTGATTTATTAATGGATACGTATATTGTCGTCACGCTTCCCACCATATGGAGCCCGATTATGCCGCCCAATGATTGCAATGAGACATGGGCGCCATATGAATTTCGTTGGATTGAGAATTTAGGAACACAAATGATAAAAGAAGTTGTAATATCGGTTGGTGGGCAGACATTACAGGTATTGACCGGGAAATATTTACTAGGTCTTGTTCAGCGCGACTTTCCTGATGATAAGAAGAAATTATATGACCAAATGACGGGAAATACACCTGAACTAAATGATCCGGGAAATTCTGGTAGCAGGATAAATACATATCCAAATGCATATTATACGTCGTTATCGCAGGGTTCGGAACCATCGATACGTTCTCGCAAGTTATATATACCTATAAATGCGTGGTTTACACTGTCGAGTAAAATGGCATTCCCGCTTATCGCACTTCAATATAACCAGTTGCAGATTGATGTAGTTATGCGACCAATACAGGACCTTTATACCATCCGCGATGTAATGGACCCTGCAAATGGATGGCCGATTGTTAGGCCAAATTATACCAAAGAGTATATGCAATTGTATAGATTCCTACAGTCGCCACCGACCGTAAGTCTTGCCGCAGATACATACCAAAATTCTGCTCAATCAGAGTGGAATGCAGATATTCACCTGATAAGCACATTTGGTTTTCTATCAAATGACGAGGCTAAAGTATTCGCCGCAAATGAGCAGAAATATCTTATAAAGTCGGCATATGAATGGAACTTCAATAATGTAACAGGTTCTCAGCGTGTATGGTTGGAAAATACACTTGGTATGGTGAGTAGCTGGATGTTTTTCTTTCAGAGAAGCGATATTAATCTGCGCAATCAGTGGAGCAATTATACGAATTGGCCTTATGGATATTTGCCGGTGGATGTAGTCCCTGCACCAGTCAGCCCTTTGGTCGATTATAATGGGCAATATGGGGCATTAAATTTGCCGTGTGTTCCTACCCCACCAGGGGGAATTGGGCCATATATTGGTCCTGGTTATAACCCGGCAACTACACACAATACAGGATACTTTGTTACCCAACCATTTAATGTAGAAAATCAACGGGATGTATTGATGAATATGGCTATTTTATTAGATGGTAAATATCGCGAGAGTCCGCTCGACGCAGGTGTATTCAATTATGTGGAAAAATATATGCGAACAAAGGGAAATGCACCTGATGGACTATATTGTTACAATTTCTGCCTTGATACTGACCCGTTTATTGTACAGCCGTCGGGGGCTTTAAATACGAGTAAGTTTTCAAATGTTCAGTTTGAGTTTACCACATTTTATCCACCACTTGACCCACAGGCCAAATTTTTGACGATTTGTGATGGACAAACGAATCCGCTTACTGGCGAACCCATACCAATAGGTGCGAATAAACCTGTGTGGCGCATATATGACTATAACTATAATTTAGTAGTATTGGAAGAACGGTTCAATGTTGTCACATTTATGTCTGGCAATGTCGGACTTATGTATGCGAGATAATAGGAGCGTCATAAAATAACATAAGATACATAATATACATAATGTACATAAGATACGTAGTGTACTGTTTAGACGAATTATTATACACTATCTGAATAGCAAACATTTTGTTTTAAACAATTATTATTTACTTAAACGTGTAATACTAATTGTTTGAAAATGATTGAATAATATAAAATGTTATAATATATTATATTAATAAAAATAAAAAATAATAATAATAATAAAATATGCCAGTCTATGAAAATTTCTTGTCAAAAGCTGGTATTTTTGATTATAAAATGAATAGAGAAGGGTTTATGGGAATACCCGATATTGCCGATGATGACGGAGGCAGTGTTAGCGGGGATACGGGGACTACAGGAACTACGGGAACTACGGGAACTACAGGAAATACAGGAACCACAGGAAATACAGGAACCACAGGTTCAACTGGTAATAACAACAACAACAACAACAACGTATTAGGTATATTTGGTAATCCCAATAACATACTAGCTGTATTATTTTCTGGTTCTTCAGGAGCTTCCGGTTCGGCTGGTTTATTTAATTCACTTGGGTTGCCAGGATTAAATAATATTATTTCACCATCAGGTATTCCAGGTGTACCAGGCACAGAAACAAATTCTACGATTTCAAGTCAAGAAATGGCGCTAGCAAATCAGATATTTGTATACGTTATACATATTTTAGTGTCAATAATTTTAACATACTTATGGGGTATTTTTGGTGCAAATGCTCTATTTTTAGTAACATTATCTGAGGACGAAAAAGATTTTATTCTTCCTACAAAACCATATAGTCTACCATACTGTGACGAAAGAGATACGAGCAAGTGCCTGTTTGGATATGGATTTCCGTATGATTTATCGGCGCGTATGTGTAATTCAGACCAGCAAATATTACATGTTATCGAGAAGGAAGAGAAAAATATAAATATATTAACAGCATTTAAAGATGGTAGTAGTGGCGATGGTATGTCCGATGCTTTATATAATTATATATTCAATTCGGTGTATGGTGGTGTCGGACGAGGCGGACGTGGTTTTACGAAAATGATTTTGGAATTATGTAATCCAAGTGACAGCACTACTCCAAAAAACAAAGAAACATGGTCGGCTGAGATGAAAGAGTCACCATTTAGAAGATGTCTTATTTTTTTAATTTTTCCGATATTATTTGCTTATTTATTAATACCGATTATGGGGTTGGTAGCAGGTGTAATGGGTGCTATATTCGGGGTACTAAATAATCACCCATTTTGGGGTCTATTTTTTACACTTATACTTGGAATTTTTATATTTATTGGAAATGGAATATGGACAGCATTACAGACAGTATACTTTTTCGGATATTATCCTTGTGCAGAAGTAGAACCGAAGAAGAAAGCACGATATAATGATATTTTTCATACTTGTAAGCCATATTTGATGAATATATTTTATTGTTTTATAGTGTATTTTGCTTTCTTGGATCTTGGTTCTGGAATTGGTGGAGGTATTATGTTTATTGCAATAATTGCTGCTTTCACCGGGTTTGTGTAAACAAATGTGAGACGGAGAGTATTAAATATTAAACAGTAAATAGTAAATATTAAATAGTAAACAAAAAGATGTTAAAAATATAATTCTATTATTATTATAATTACTTTAGTGAATTTAATTATAATAATTAAATATATATTTATAAAAAATGACGCGCAATAAAAACAAGAATAATTTTTCTGCTACTTCCCTACCATTTGTCAGCATATGTACTCCTACATTTAATCGCCGACCATTTATAGAAGCGATGATTGCGTGTTTTAATAGTCAAGATTATCCAAAAGAGCGTATGGAGTGGATAATTGTAGATGACGGTTCTGACCCTGTTGAAGATATGGTCGCACATCATCCAAATGTCAAATATTTTAAGTATGAGAATAAAATGACGCTTGGGCGAAAGAGAAATATATTGCACGAGAAGGCGAAGGGGGATATAATCGTGTATATGGATGACGATGATTTTTATCCACCTGAGCGTGTATCTCACGCAGTGGAGATGTTATCAGCGAATCCAGGAGCTTTATGTGCCGGGGCTAGCGAGATGTATATATATTTCAATGATAGAAAACAGATGGTTCAATTCGGACCGTACGGTAAGGCGCACGCTACTGCAGGGACGTTTGCTTTTAGGCGTGCACTATTGAAAGATTCGAGATACAATGATGACGCGTGTTTAGCAGAGGAACGTGAATTTCTTAAAAATTATACAGTACCATTTGTTCAGTTGGAGCCTATGAAAACGATTCTAGTATTTTCGCATTCACATAATACAATGGACAAGCGAATGTTGTTGGATGATATAGATAAGAACGGCAGCAAGAATGCAACGAATGAATATATAAAATATAGTGATAAGAAAGTAAGCGATTTTATAAAAGATGAGAAGATAGTAAAGTTCTTTACGGAGGATTTAGAAGAGGCGTTGATTGCGTATAGCGCAGGTGGTATACATATGAAACCGGACGTAATGAAACAAATAGGAGAAATCGAGAAAATGCGGAAAGATATGACGACGAAGAATGCAGTGAATCAAGATAATCTGTTATCGCAGTTTCAGAATTTGAAAGATATGTATGGGTGTGCGACGAGAGAAAATGCGAGATTGAAAGAAATAATAGATGTTCAACAAACAATATTAGATGAGAAAAATGTACTAATCGCCGAATTAGAGGCGAGATTGGCAGCGAATAGTGATGTGATTTTGGTCAACATCGAATAATGTATGAATAGATAGATAAATGAAGATATATACGAAGATATATACGAAGATATATACGAAGATATAAATAATTCTCACCGATATTATAATTTTAAAAACTGCTTAAAGAAATTACTATAAATATAGTTATCACAGAACAAAGTTCGTCGCAGTCGCGTGTGTATTTGTTAGTATAGTCAAAATGGTAAAGGATTGGGATAATCTTCAGCAGTATGAGAATCACAACCCGAATAGTACGGGGGAGGTGTATTACGACGATGACGACGCGCATTCGAAGAATAGCAGAGGTAAACGTGGCGGCGGCGGCGGTGGTGGAAGCAGTGGACCAAGACGTCGTTTCTATCCATCAAATGTACAAGGGAAGTTTATTGTAAATGCAATTACTGGCGTGGCGTATCCTTGGCGTGTGGGTTCGATATATGAAGACTTGTTATGGAAGGTATGCGATGCGAGTGCAAAACGCGGGAAGTATGAGCCGGATTTTTACTTTTACGATTCACCAAAACAGGCAATTAGTCATAGGCGTTATAAGGCGGATGTATATTCAGCAGAGACGTTGGATTGGTGGAAGGGGAAAGTGGCGAAAATGACGAAGCTACTTGAGAGCGAGGATGATTAAGGTAAGGTAAACGTATGATTAAAATATAACATATTGCGTTATGTTATATTTTCAAGATAACGAGCAGATTTTTTATATAAAATCAATATATATAAAATCAATATAATTAAATATTATATGGAAGAAATTAAAAGTTCTAATACCAGGATTTCGCTTATCGACGAGGATATAATCAATGGTGTAGAAAATGATGTATTATTAAAAGATAAGATTAAAAATATAACTTTAAACAAGTTTTCACAAAAAAAAATATATCATTTACTCTGGCATATTTTTCATTCTTTCTCAGTTGTGTATCCGGAAGAACCAACAGAAGAGGAACAGTCAAGAACTAAAAACTTTATTAATAAAATAGCAACACATTTATCTATTATTTGCTATTCTTGTAGTAGAAATAAAGACACTTTAATAAAAACTTATGATATAGATTTAGCTGTTAGTTCTAGATTAAATATAATAGATTTTTTTTGTAATTATCATAAAGAAGTTAATATAAAATATAGACCATCTATAATTAATATTAATGCAAAGTACGAGCCTGATTTATATACAACAGATTTTATTATTAAACGATATATGAACGATGATTATATTTCCTTTATTGAATCCAATTATAATTTGAACTTATATAAACTGTTTCAATCGAATACTATGGGCAGTTTCTTTCAATTATTCTATGATTTTACTAAACAATTTTACAGATTAGAGGCTGATAAGTATGATTTACAAATAAATCTAAAAGTCAGGTTGCCTCACTAAAATTAGTCATCAAGTAATGCTATTTTATAGGGCGTTAGAACACCAGAAGCATTAGGTAAGAAGATGCGAAGATATCGTCCTGAACTCGCACCTGCGGTCGCGGATGTGATTTGGTCGCCTGATATAGATATGCGACCAGTTGTGTTTTTTGTTTGAATATCTACTTGTCCGTTTCCAGATGAAGCAGTCGCATTTATCGTAAAGTTTGTAGCGGTGGAGCGAATCTCATTCCCATTCATATCAAGAGGGCGAAAAGAGTTGTTTTCATTCTGTCCTCCGTTGAAATTGAATGTTTCAAGTAAAACACCATTTACCAAATTAAATACTGATAATG